ACTGAAAATTCTGACCACTTGTCGCCTGAATCGTCAACAAAATCAACTCTTGCATCTTTGTCATTTGGATTGATCTTCTTACGTCGAGTATAATGAAGCATAAATGCTGGTTCAATTCCACTTGTTGTTTGTGTAAGAACTGATACAGAACCTGCTGGAGCAGTCGTTGTATTCGCAATGTTTCTACGACCCCAGCGACGATTCCATTCTCTAGACGTAAGTCTTTCGGCCACGACACCTTGAAGAAGATCTGTCTCATCAATTGCATCAAAGATTCTATCTAAGAAAGGATGATCTTCTTCTCTGCTCGCATCGTGCACCTTAAACGCACCTCGTTCTTTTGCCATAACCATTGAAGAAACATATGAGTTGACACCAAGCGCTTTGTAAATCATCTCAGTCATTTCAATACTTTTTTGACTTCCGTATGTAATACGTAGCATAGCTAGCGCGTCGCCTAACCCTGTTATACCTAAGCCAGTTCGTCGACCAGCGACAGCTTGCTTGCGAATCTTATCCCACAAATTCAACTCAGGTTGCTTTGCTTCTACGGGTTCAGGATCACTTTTGACTTTTTCTATAATCTTATCAATTTTTTCTATCTCAAGATCAATCATATCGTCCATAAGCCTCTGTGCTTTTTGAACAACTTCACCAAATCTCGTTTCATCAAAGCTTGCTTCTTCGCGCGACCATGCATTCGTAACGAAAGAAGTAAGATTGACAAGCATTAGTCTACAACTGTCATATGGCGAAAGAATAATTTCGCCACAAGGATTAGTAGAGGTTGAACCAAAACCTTCTGTTTTGTAAATATCAGCTGGAGTCATACTCTTTGCTGTATCCCAAAACAGAAGGCCTGGTTCACCCGCTTCATGTGCAGATTCAACTATTTCATGCCAAAGCTCTTTAGCATCTACCCATTCTTCTACAATAGGCGACTTGGATTCAACTGGGAAACGCAGATTTATTGGATCACCTCCTCTGACCGCGCACATAAATTCCTCAGTTAGTCTTACTGAAATATTTGCTCCTGTCACTCTTGACAGATCTCTCTTAATCTTAATAAAATCTCTTATTTGAGGATGATGAACTGACAAAGTTATCATCAGGGCACCTCTTCTTCCTCCTTGGGCAACTTCTCGGCATGAATTAGAAAATCTATCTAAGAATACTTCCAAACCGGATGTTGTTTTTGCTGCATTTGAAGTAGGTAGATTTTTGGGTCTGATGTTTGATACATCAAATCCGACGCCTCCTCTTCTTTTCATAATTTGAACTTGTTCTTGATCTGTTTTAAGAATACCTCCGTAGCTATCATGAGGTGATTCTATAACAAAGCAATTTGATATAGATTGAATTTGATAATTATTACCAATTCCGCTCATTGGGGAACCTTGCGGAATTACATCCTTAAATCTATTAAATAGACCAAAAATTTCTTCTTCTGACATAGGGTTTGGATAATTTAATTCAATTCTTGCAAATTCGCTTGCAAGCCTTCTATGCATATCTTCTGGGTTCTGTTCTAGAAAGTTACTTTCTGAGTCCTGGAGCGCATATTTTCCTGCAAAGACATTTGCAGCGAGTTCGTCGCCGTCAAAGTATGCTGTGGATGATTTTAAAACTTGTTCGTATGTATACATTTTTTGCTCTTAAATTATTTGCTTGCTGTTATTTCTTTCCATTTAGATTTTAACATGTCTTTTGTTCCCGTATTATGTGCATCATAAATATCTACGAGTGACATCTGAGAAGTGTCATCAATTATCTCTATTTTTGATCTAGCAGTATCTATCTTAACAGGAAAAAGAATGCCGTCTTTTCCTGCTCTATTTTTAGCAACAAATATTCTTCCCATTCCTGATGCTTTTTCTGCTGGTTTTCTAGATATTGAGACAACAATGTCTGCAACCATTGCTTTTCCATATGCCTCAGACATGTTTTCAAGGCCGACGACTTCAGAGTTTGATGCTTCTCTGTTTGCTTGAGACGCAGTCCATACAGGAATGTTCATTTCCATTGCAAGATTTCGTAATTCCTCATACACCAGTTTTAATTCATGTCTGAGTGAGTCATACTGACGTGTTGATCTCATAATGTCAGCGTAGTCAAGAACAATCAAAGAAGGCACGAAATCTTTCATAGAAAGCTTTTCAATATGATTTCTAATTGTTACTATGCTTGCAGAACCAGTTGGATATTGCTTTATGATCAATCTTCCGTAATCATTGTTGTCATAATGTTCAAGAACTTTTTCCTTATTATCAATTATATCTGAAGAGTCTATGCCTGTTAAATTACTGTCATATCTAATTCCAACAGCAGTTTCTGAAAGTTCGAAAGTGTAGTGAATTACATTTTTTCCTCTTCGAATCGATTCCGCGCCCATTTGAACAAGCCAGTGAGATTTTCCTACACCCGTAGGAGCAACAATGACGCCAATTTCACCTCTAGATAAACCGCCGTTGAAAACATCTTTTGCGTCCAGATGAGATAATCCAGTCGGACAGCAGATTCTGTTAATTTTTGCAAATCTTGCTTCATGATCTTCGAAGAATATATGACCAACAGAAGATCCTGATCCTTTGGATACTGCATCTTTCATGATATTTAAAACTTCTTCATAGTTTTCACTTTGAATAGCCTTTACGCTATCTTCAAGCGCTTGTTGCAAAACTTGCTTTTTGCAGAAATCAAGAGTTTTTTCTTTTATGTATTCTAGATCACCTAAGTTTGGAGAAGATTTTACTCTTGACAAGAATTCAATTACTTGTCCTTTAAGAATTATATCGTCTCCTTCTGTTAGTTCATCTTTAATAATTGAAACAAGAAGGCTTAGTGTAGGAAAGCTTTTGTATTTTAAGTAAAATCCAAAAAATCTATCACAAAGGTACTGGAGATACTTCATTTCAAAGTACTCGTGGGTCATGACCTCGACCATCTGAGTAGCCCATTGTGGGTCTTTTAAAAGTGATTGAAATATTTTTTCTTGAAAGTCTTTTCCATACTTAGAAAAGTGATTTTCGTAACTCATTTAATAGTGCCTTTTTTTAAATTTCGTAGAAGATAGTTCCACCTTAAAGGATCAATTGTCTTTATAGTTGACGCCTTTAAGATTTTTTGCATATTCATATTATTCCATGCAGGGATGAAATTTTCAATATCACTTTCAATTTTTTGTATATGTGTTAAAGAAAGATTATTTGTATCAAGTAATACAAGCTTGTTGTTTCTTCTAATCAAGCTTTCGTTATTCACAATATTCTCAAATATTTTCGGGCCTTTTGGGCGCGCCATTGATTTTGCATCTACTATCATATCGTAGGGCATATATTCGTTGGACTCTGTTAGCTTCTGGAACCTTTTAGAAAGACTCTTATATCCTACACCTTTCACACCCGGAATGTTGTCTGAAGGATCTCCTGTTATGCTTTTTGCTAAGCAGAAATTGTTAGGATGAATTCCAAATCTTTCGATTACTTTTTCTTTATCAACAAATGCTTTTAATGTAGGCGACCATATTATTGTCTTTTCATTGACAAGTTGATAAAAGTCATGATCTGATGAGATGATAATTTTATTCTTTTCTTTTAAAAGATATTTTGACAGATAACCTATCGCGTCGTCAGCTTCTGCGCCTGAAATGTATGTCTGGCATACCGGAACACAGCTTAGAATAGCAATCAATGTTTTTAACTGATAGCTTCTGTTTTCGTAAGTTGAAGGAATATCATCTTCATAGTATCTGTTTAGCTTTTGAGGCCTTGATCCTTTCTTGTAGTCCTTGAACAAGCCTCTTTTCTTATCAGAGCCTCCGCCTTCCCAAATAACAATTACGCTCTCTGGTTTACACTTTTCTACAAGATACATCATTGCATTAAAAAAACCAGATACTCCGCCTACATGATCTCCGTTTTCAGACATTGCAGGATTTGCAATAAAGTGTCTTGTAAAAAGATTCAATCCGTCTATCAGCAGGACTCTGTCTTTATGCATCTATATCTATGTCAAGATCCATATCAAGTTCTTGTGCTAAAGCTTGAACTTCTTCATAAGATTCTGCATCTATTTCTACATCTTCTATAGAACCCAGCTTTTTAGACATAGCTGATTCTGTTAAAATGTCTACAGCTTCTGTCCACTCTGGATCGCTTATAACATCTTTAAATCCAGATTTATAAAATTTCTTTTCTGCAATAACTTCACCTGTACTTGTACTAATCATTGTTATTGACTTCCAAGCGCCACCTCCGGAAAGTGTGTATGCAATATTTCCATCTTCGCTGATCACATCGTTGTCTTTGCAGTGTTTTCTAAGTAAGTCAAATAGTTCTTCATGTTCTACGATGCCTTTGCCAAAATGAATTTGAAAGTCAACTTTTCTAAATGGAGGCGCGACTTTATTTTTAATAGTCTTTGCCCATACTTGGATGCCTATTACATCATCGCCTTCTTTGATTTGCTGGCCTGCACCTAGCCTGATTCTAATTGAAGTATGAAAAGGAATTGCTTTTCCGCCAGGTGTAGTAGTTGGATCTCCATACATTACGCCGATTTTTGTTCTAACTTGATTTAAGATTACAAAAAGACTGTTTGTTTGTCCAATGATACCTGTTATCTTTCTCATTCCCTTAGAAATTGCTCGAGCTTGAAGTCCTATTGATTCTTTATCATAATCACCAAGCAGTTCTGCTTTTGGCGAAGAAGCAGCAACAGAATCCCAAATCACAGTAACAGGAACGTCTTTGTCCAATGCCTTTGCTTTGAGAATTGTTTTTTCAGCAATTGACAATACTTCTTCTGTGCAGTGAGTATCAACATAAACAAATCGTGTAGATACGTCACAGCCTAACATCTGAAGATTTTCAACT